AAATGTTTAAAAACTGACTCACAACGTTTCACGATTCTTGGATACGCGCCGGGTGTGTGTGGGCGCGCGCGGGCGCGCAGGTTAGCGCTTTAGGGGCTCCGTTGCAATAGCAAAACGGTGACGTTGTTCACGGAATAGGGGGTTTAAAGTTAGACATTCCTCACACCCGCATATGGGAATAGTATGCAGGCATACAGATTAATCCCAGTAATAGGGCCCGACACGCGGAAGTTGCAGCGCGACACGCCCGAGTCAAGGGGAACGTGTAACTTGGCATACACATTTTGACATAAGCATTATTTACCCTACCAACCGTGCTTAAACCGCCGTGACCGCCATCACTTTCTCACTATGCGGACAACTGTCTCAGCATGTGGCACCCTCAGGTTGAGTGTGATTCAGGGCACGCAAAAGGGCCCCTCCCTGGTGGGGAGGGGCCCTTCGGGAGGGGATCAGGCGTCCGTCGGAGTCTTCCTCCGAGGAGGCCTGTTGCGGGCTGGCCGGCGTGCGCCGGTCTTCGTCATCGTGCCGGGGAACTCGGAGTCGATGCGGCGGGCCCGCTTCAGCCAGGAGTCAACGGTGTAGACGCTGCGTCCCAGCTCCTTGGCGATGTCGGTGCGGGTCTTGCCCTCATCGATCATCTTGCGCAGGGTCTCAACAGGCGCGCCGCGGTAGACGCTGCCCCCTCGTGCCGGCTTCTGAGCCTTCTCAAGCACGTTTGCGGCGATTTCACAGAGGGTCCTGTGGGGAACACTGTCGGGGAAGCGAACGCCCTTGTCAGGGCGGCACAGGAGGTTTACGACGTGGTAGCGGTTGCTGCTGTCGGGCTCCTCGGTGATCTCGATCCAGTACTCGATCTCGTTCTTCGTGTCTCGGATCTGGACGGCTGGGCGGCCCTGGAAGGTCGCCTTGCGGGCGGGGTAGATGCGAAGTGTGTTGCGCATGGTGTCTCCTAAGGGTGATTTGTGGTGTGATACAGGTCTCATAGGGGTGCGGGAATACGGACCTTTCCCAAGGCTTCCAGGCGTATTCCCGTTTTCTGAAAGTGAGACGCAAGTCTCAGAGGGGTGAGGATGGTTACTGGGAGGGCGGTAACCTGCCGTGTTGCGTGGGGTGTCCTTAGATGTGATGCAGGTCTCCAGTGACTACGGGAATAGGTAATTTTCCCAGCGTTCCCAACGTATTCCCGGTTTGAGGATTTGAGACGCATGTCTCATTGGTGTGGGGAGGGTCATCTCAGGGAGCGGGGAGCGGGTCGTCCTCGTCGTGCAGGTCGTGCACGCCCCAGCGGGTGCCGGCAGACGGGCCGGCCACGATTGGGACGTCCATCTGGCAGTCGAGCGGGCGCAGGAAGGTGTTGACGTCCTCCATGCGGCGCTTGCACTCGACCAGAATCTCCTGCCAGCGGTCCTCCGGGACCTCGATGCAGATCTCGTCGTGGACGGTGGCCACGACGTGCGCGCCCTCGACGCGGGGGAGCGGGTAGCCAGGAAGCGTGCCCATGATCGACGCGGCGGCCATCTGCATGAGGTCTGAGCCGAAGCCCTGCACGGGGCTGTTGAGTGCGTTGCGCTCGGCGTGGGAGGACTTGAACGAGCTCTTTGAGTACAGGTCGCTCAGCCACTGGGTGCGCCCGATGGGGGACGTGACGTAGCCGCGCTCGTAGGCTCGGCGCTTCGCCTTCTCGTGCCACTGCCTCATGCCGTCCCACATCTCGAAGAACGCGCTGTGGACGGCCTGCGCCTCGGATAAAGTGAGAGAAACGCCATAGGCGGTGGCGGCGTAGGTCTGGAAGCCGCCGGGGCTCATGCCGTAGAGGAGGCCGAAGTTGCCCGCCTTGGCGCGCTTGCGCTCCAGGCTGGTGACGTCCTCAGGAGCCTTGCCGGCGATCTTCGCGGCGAGGAGCCTGTGAAGATCGTCACCTCTCTGGAATGCCTCGATCATTGGCTGCGATCGGGAGATGAACGCCGCCACCCGCAGCTCGACCTGGCTGTAGTCGAGATCGAGCAGGACGTGGCCAGGGCGCGGGATGAAGGCCGGCTTTAGTGACGAAGCACACTGCTGAAGATTGGGTGACGCACAACTCAGTCTCCCAGTTTTTACAAAACCCACGTTGTAGGTGGCGTGGATCGCGTTGTTAGGGTCACGCAGCTCCAGCCACGAGCGCAGGAACTCCAGCGTCTTCGTCGCGTCGCGGTGTCGCAGCAGAGCGTCGGCGGCGGGGCTACCCTGGCGCTGCTGGGCGATGAGGACTGCCTTGTTCCACTGGGCGTTGCCCGAGTCCGTGCGGGCCGTCACACGGAGGTCCCCGGCCTCAATGGCCTGAGCCACGAAGCCCTGAAACCACTTCGACGTCGCGGCGGTGGTCACGCCGCCCTTCGCCGGCGCCGGGGCCGGTGTGGTTCCGTACAGGCCGAGGATGTCCTCGCAAGCCTTCAGGCGCAGGGCGTCCATCTCCTCGATCTTGGCGTGGACCCAATCCACGTCGAGTAGGAAGCCGCGCTGCTCGACCTTCGTGAGAGTCTTCACAGTCGGCATGGAGACGTAGGTGGCGACCTTGCCCAGGCGGGCCATCTGGATGTCGTCGGAGTCGAAGGGCTCCTCGTCGCCGGTGAGGAACATCTGCTCGCGGTGCTCCTCCTCGATCTTCCAGGTGTAGTAGGTGTCACGCGCCGCGTACTCGCCGAGCTGGATCAGGTCGACGCGCTCGGCGGCGCCGGGGGTGCCTAGGTCGAAGTCGTCCCACTCCTCGATTCCAAAGTCGCGTGCGGCGCGAATCTTGAGGCGGGTGCGGGCCTCAGTGTCCACCAGCTGGGACGAGACGGTCGTGTCCCACTCGATCCGGTCGGACAGGTCCACGCCGGTCTGCGCGAAGACCCAGCGAGCGTCGAACTTGATGTTCGCGTTGACGAAGGGCTTCTCGCTGCGGTTGATCTCGCGGCCGATGATCGCCATGACCTTCCGCCATGATCCGAGTAGCGGCGAGGACGGGTGCGAGAGGGGTACGAGGTAGGTCATCGGCTGCTCGCCGTCGAAGGTTCGCCAGCTGTAGGCGCCGGCCGCGGCGCGCTCGGCGCTCGGGATGGTGAGTGAGGCCAGGACGATGCGTGCCGGGTAGCCGCCGTTGGTGTCTCCACCGGCCTCTGCGTGCTCGTCCAGACCAGTGGTCTCCAGGTCCATGACGACCTTCTGGGAGGCGTGGATAGCCCTGATGAGGGCCTTCAGGTCCTCCTTACTCCAGACCCACGTGATCGGGCCGCAGGGCGTGTGTGATCCTTGGGCGGCCTTTCGGGCCCGGCCCACGACCTTCTCCAGGTCCATGATGCTCATGACTGCTCCTATCTGGGACGGCGTTCGCCGTCGCCGGGTGACAGGCCCAGTCTACATTTTGTGAGGTTACGGGTAAAGAGCTCACAATTTCTAAGTGAGGTGACCTAGGCAACAGAAAACCTCCGGGTAGGCAATCCGGAGGTTTTCTGGTGGCGTCATTGCCGACGAGCTGGCCGACTCCCTAAAGGGAAACCGGGAGTCAGAGCTCGCACAGGAGGAAGACTAGCACGTCATGAAGGTTGCCGACCTTGTAGGCGTACTCGACGCCGGTGCGGCGCGAGTAGACCTCCATAGTCCACAACGGCCAGTGGCCGCGCTTCTCGTCCGATGGGGTGAAGGTTAGCACGAGGTCGTTGCCGTTCTCCGCCAGGACGGCGGGGGCGTCGTCCTTCGTAACAGTGTTCACGTAGCGCATGAAGGGGCGCAGGGCGTTGGCCCAGGACTGGGCGGATACCCGGCGCTCGGTAAGCGGGTTGAAGTTGCCCGGGAAAGCGAGGTGATTGGTCGAGAGGGATGTCATTGTATTCTCCTATCAGTTCTCACCGGTGGCGGAGTCCGCGACCCCGCGAATTACTTTGGCGTTACCCTCCACTCGGAGGTGAGGGTCCGCACCGGCGGACCCCCTGGCCGGGAGGTAGACCTTAGAATCTCCCCGGGCCTCCACGCTCACGTCGTCGGAGGCGACGTATACCGAGGCCTCCATCTGGGCGACTACGCCTGCGTGGTCGTAGGCGTAGACGGTGGATGAGTCGTAAGCGTCCACTAATCCCCCATCGATAGCGTAGATGACCGGAGACCCCTTAGCGATAACGGTAGTCTCGCCCTTCCCAGATACCCATACCGGGGCCGGCCCGTAGGCCACGACGTAGAGGTTGGCCAGAGAGTCGTCTACCGAGATCGGCTCGCCGGCGGTCCCTCGGAGGTAGAAGGCCGAGCTGTAGTGGGACAGGTAGTACCCCTCACGCTCGGCCTCCTCCAAGGCTTTACGGATGTCTTCTGTGGAGTTGATCGTGTACTCGTACTGGTTCTTCATGGCGGTTCCTGTCTGCTGGGCGGCCGTATCTCGACCTACATCGACTGTATCGGGGTAGTGGGGCTGGGGCAATACCCTCACAAGATTGAATACGTGATCTATGCGACTCAGGTCTCAATATGGCTTCCGATTTGTGTAAAAGCTGGGGATGGGGATAGACTCCCCTCAGAAGTCTCAGCAAGTTCCCAGATTGGAGACCCATGAGCCCTTTGGACGAGGCGATCATCACCAATGATGCGCTGCCCGAGCACGAGCGCAAGACGAACCAGGACCTGGCCGACGAGTTCAACACCTCCGAGGCCTCCGTACGCCGTCACCGGCGCGCCCTGAAGCGAAAGGGCCGCGACGAACTCGACCGCGACGCGTTCTTCGACCTCCCCGTAGGAGCCATCACGAAGCGCGGCAAGACGGTCCGCCTGGCCGACGGCAGCTACGAGAAGATCGAGTATCGTCCCGGCGCCGTCGAGATGGAGGAGGTCAAGCGTCTCTCCTACGAGAACCTGGAGCCGGTCTTCCGGGAGCCCGTCATCCCCAGGCCCAGCGCCCTCGCCGACTCCAGGCAGACTACTCCGGTCATTTGTCTGGCGGACTTCCAGTGTGGGAAAACTGGGGCAGGCGGCGGCACCGAGGACACCGTCCGCCTTGTACGCCGAGCTCTTCATGACATTGCGTCCGATCTCTCAGGACCGTCTCCGTACAGGCGAATCGTCCTCGCCGACGTAGGCGATAGTACCGAGGGCTTCTGGAACGTCGCCAGCCAGGCCCAGACTAATGACCTGAGCCTGACCGACCAGATTCGCACTGTGCAGCGCCTCTACGCCGAGGCTCTCAGGCTCCTCGCCCCCCTCTGCGAGTCCCTGTACTACGTCGCCGTCCCGTCCAACCACTGCGCCGTGCGGGTGGGGCTGGGCAAGAACAGTCGAGCCAACGCCCCCGACGACGACTTCGGCATCATGATCTCGAAGAACATCGAGGACGTCATCGAGGACCGCCCCGGCTACGAGCACGTCACCTTCCACCGGCCCGAGAAGTGGGAGGAGGCCGTCACCGTCGAGGCGGCTGACGGCACTCGCATCGGGTTCACGCACGGCCATCTGGCGGGCTCGCAGAGCAAGGTGCCTACATGGTTCAGGGACCTGGCGTTCGGCCGCAGGAGTGGCCTCTACGACGCGAGAATCCTCGTCCACGGCCACTGGCACAACTTCGGAGTCCGGCAGGTCGGCGATGCCCGGTGGATCATCTCGTGCCCGTCCGCCGACCGCGGGAGCGACTGGTGGACGAACGTCTCCGGCGACTCGACCAAGCCGGCCATCCTCACCTTCGAGGTTCAGGACGGCAACGCGTCGTCCTGGGAGCTATACTCCTAACCACAGCACAGACAGGAGCCATCATGGCCAACTCATTCTACGACGAGCCGCAAGACTCCCCAGCCCCCGATAAGTCCGACACCCTCAGCCTCCTCATCGGCAGGTACGTCACCAGCATTGAGACGGGGACATTCCTCACCAAGCCATACATGGATGACTGTGAGAAGCCCCAGGCTCGCCTTACCTTGGATGACGGCACCAAACTGGTGGCTGTGGGCCATAGCGGCGGGTGTACGTGCGGCCAAGGAGACTTCGAGTTCACCAAGGCGTTTTACCAGGGCTCCCCGTCGGCTCGAATCATGAACACCACGGTGGAAATGGAAGGCGAGGAATGGTACGACGGAGACATTTCCGCCAACGTCTTCAAGGTGTTCGTAATCGTTGACGATGAGAAGCTCCCTCTCCTCGAGTTTGAGGGCTACGAGGGCGACGGCTACTATGGCCGTGGCTTCTGGCTCTACGCCTACCCGCTAGAGGGGTGAGCGTAAACAAGGCCCCTGCCTGTAACCTGCCCGGCGAGCAACATCTACCATCGACTGACTCATCTCTGGTGAGATGACAGAGCGCTCCGCCTGAGAATAGGCGGAGCGCTCTGCTATGTCGTCAGGCCTTGATCGCGGCCAGGGCCTCAGGGGAAGACACAGCCCATCCCACGATGACCGTGCCAGCAGCCTGCGCCGCAGACCTCGCAGTCTCCTGCTCGTCCTTAGACTCAACCAGCACCCACACGCCGTCAGGGAACGTGCTCTTCACGGCACCCCACACGCCGGCGCCCGCCTTAGCTTGCGACAGGATACCCTTCTGGGCGTCCTTAACCGGGTCAGTCAGGTGCCAGTCCGCGGTGGCATCCGTAGCGTCACAGACGCGCGTGAACGTCGGATACTGGGCCTTCATGATGCCGCGCAGCTTCGTCTGGCCGCGCCCGTGCACCGCCTGATAGGTCTTCCTGGCGCGGGCACCCAGGACCGCGAGCATCTTCCCGTCCGACGACTTGTAGTACTCAGCCGCACTGTCCTGGAGCCCATTGCGCACGTTCGGCATGAACTCGATACCCGCGGCTTCGAACATGTCGGCCGCCTCAACCATCCCGGCGACATCCAGACCCAAGCTCTTCGCGCCCGAGATGGACACGTTAGAGAATTCGCGCTTCACATCGTCGTTGCCGGTGAACTCGTAGGGGATGCCGACGGCTAGGTCCGCGGGGTCGCTGACACCGCGGAGAGGCACGGTCACCTGATCGGGCTTCAGGGCAGCCACAGCCTGAAGGTCAGACAGCGAGTAGGCGACACGATCCGCCTTGCCCCAGCCGCCAGAGAGCCACGCCATGATCGGAAGGCCGTCACCCTGGGCGGGAGGCCGGGGCGTGGGCGGGGTGGCGGACGTGGCCGGGACGACCGGCCCTTGAGCCTTGGCCCACGACGCCAGGGACGCCACCGCGTCCCCGATCCGCTTCGCAGCGGCAACGCCGAAAGCGACCGCCCCCATCTTCGTGGGGTGGGTCTCATCGTTCAGCAGGAGCGTGTCCCGGGTCCCGTCACCCCGGGGTGAGCCGGAGTTGCCGGTGCCGGACAGGACGTCGGACACCTGGACGACGGGGGCGTTAGACGAGAGGGGGGTCTCGCCGGTGGCCGGGACCCAGGCGCGAGTCACCCGGTAGGGGACGCCGTTGTAGATCACCACGTCGCCGGTCGCGCACACGCGGCCGTCGCGCCACTGCACGGCCTGGGAGTCGGCCACGCCGAGCCAGTCGACGAAGGCGATGCCTGACGCCAGGCCGCCGGACTCTGCCACACCGGTCTTTGTCGCCAGGACGTTGACGTGAGCGGAACGGGACTGTAGGCGGGCCACCGACGACGGCTGTGGTCCGAGCACCACGATCGGCACCTGAGGAAGCTTGGCGCGCACCTTCGAGATGAACGACTTCACGGCCTCCGTGATCGCCGAGCCGGTAGCGTCGCCGTTGTCGATCACCTTGTCGGCGTTCAGTGAGCCAATGGTGACGATGAGGTTCGGGGCAGCTGCGCAGATCGCGTTGACGCGAGCGTCCACCTCGAACCCGTCCTTGCCCGAGGCTGAGTAGCCGAAGCCGGAGCCGTCGACCGCACTGAACGCTGGCACGCAGCCCAGGGTGCGGGAGACGACGGACGGGAGGTTGAAGCCCTGCCCCATCGTGGACTCAGTGGACCAGGAGTCACCAAAGAATCCGACTGTGGGGACGCCCTGCCCGGAGCGGAGAGGAAGAGACACGAGAGGGGCTGCGGGAGCGGCGGTCCCGCCGCCCTGCGGGTTCTTGACCTGCTCCAGCTCGCTCTTCGTGGCGTAGGTCGCCTCCGCCTCGGTCTTGGAGGAGTAGGTCGCCTGGGCGTCGGTCTTGGTGACGTACGTGCTGGACGCGTCCGAGCGTGTGAGGTAGCCCGACAGGTCCTGGGCCTGCCCGCCCCCGCCCAGCTGAGCCTGTGCCAAGGCCTCCTTCGTGGCGTAGGTAGCGGCCGCCGTGGCCGACGGCAGGGCGGCATCGGCCGTGGCCTTGACGGCATCGATCCGAGTGCTCAGGGCGGCGTCGCCCTGCTCGCTATCGACCTTGGAGGCCAGCTCAGCGGCCTCGCTCTTCGCAAGGAACCGGTTGTTGGCCCCCTCGCAGCTGTACCATGTGAGATTGGCCATAGCTGTTTACCTCCAGGTGAGTGTTCCATTGCCAGGATCTATGACCGTGGCCTTATCTATAGCCTCAAGGATACCCGGAGCGTCCGCATCCCGAACACCGCGACCGTCGGGGCGGACTAACTCATCGTCAAGCTTTCGCCAGGTGAGGGTCCCGTCTCCGAGATCGACGACTTCAACAGGGTTGACGGCCTCCAGGGTGTCCGAGTGGAGGTCATGGTGGACCTTGTGACTCCCGGGGGTCAGAATTCCACCGGACGGGGGCGTCGGAGGCTGCGGCGGGATGGAAGACCCTGCCAGCAGATCGGCCAAAGTGAACGCTTGACCTGGGGAGAGCGACACCTTACGGCGCAAGTGGACACCCAGATCACCGGGAATATTGAGATCTATCTCATAGTCCCCAGCCACGACGATCAGCGACTGGCCGGCGGGGCCTACTAGATATCCGTCAGTATCGAGTCGGGCCGAGACCCGGTTCGCCAGCACCGCCTGATCGGAGTCTTGGCCCGAGGCTGCCTGCGGTACGAGGGTGACGCGGCCCAGGCGCCCCAGGCCGTCAGGGCCGATGACTCGGCCGGCGATTGTGGCGGTGAGGGAGGTCATTAGGACTCCTGACGTAACGGTTTCGTCTCAGTCTTTACCTTATCAATACGATCGTGTAATGACTGGACCTCCGTGTACAGGTGGGACCTATCAGTGCGGGCGTCATTACGGACGCCCTCAATCTGGGTCTCCAGGCGGGCCATGCGGGCATCAGACCTCAGGTCCGACTCCTGGAGGCTGTCGACGGCTTTGGACAGCCGGTCCAGGCCGTCCAGGACCCGGCCGAACTTCTCATCCAGGTCGTCCCGTAGGTTTGCGTCGTGGTTGTTGTGGACACCCTCTGAGGCCAACTCGGCCGCGTCGGCCGCCCTTACGACGTGAGCGTTCAGTCGAGTCATCCTTTCCTCCAGGTGCTGCTGCTGACGGTTGATCGTGATCTTGAGCCAGGTGATGAGAGCGACCAGCAGGGCCGTCCCCGCCGCGATCACGTCGGGAGCGGTTAGCACTGCCACGAGAGGGGACGGGTCCGACCCTGCTGAAAGCATGACCTACCTCAGCCCGCCAGGCCGGACTGGCTGGAGGCGTGGCGCGGAGTGTAGGCGTCCTCGGCGGCCGTGGCAACGGCTCGGTCGGTCTCCTCGGGCAGGGAGAACGACTTCAGGACCGAGACCAGGGCGGCCGCTCCGGCGATGCCGAGCGCGCCCTTCCAGTCCAGGCCGAACAGCGAGGACCCGACGCCGAAGGCGCCTACCAGGGACTGCGCGAAGGTGGAGATGGCTCGCTCGGCGAGACCCTCCCAGAACGTTGCGGATGCGTACTTCACACGACTCCTTCCATCGGTAAGGGCGGGGACTCAATCGAGTCCCCGCCCTTAGTGTATCCCGATGAGTCCGTGAAGGGCTCATAGGTCACTGCGATGTCACGATCTCACCACAGCTTGAAGGAGTTGGCCTTGGACGCGTTCAGCGCCATCTGGAGCGCCTCGATCGTAGCCTCACCGAAGTCCCCGTCTACCCAGTCGCCGAAGGACCAGCCCCATGGGACGCCAGGCTTGTTCCAGGCCAGCACCAGGTACTGGAAGACCTTCACCATGTCCTCGTCCCAGCCTCGGTCCTCGGGCAGTCGGTACAGGCCGGTCAGCTGCTGGATGGAGGACGCTGGCACGACCTTGTTGAGGAACCGGCGAAGGTTCGCGACGGCGAAGACCTCCTCGTAGCCGACGGCGCCCATGACGGATTTCAGCCGGCCGACGGTGGCGGGCCCGTACTCCCCGTCCACGACGAGCCGAGGCTCGCCGGGGGCGGCCGCCTGAGCGGCAACCGGGCCGGACGCGCCCCCGCCGATCATCTTGTCCCAGGTGGGGCGGTCGCGGAGCCGGTTCAGGTCCAAGGTGCCAGAGTAGCCGGGCAGCCTGCCGTCCTCGGTGTACTGGTGGATGAGCGGCTGCCCCCAGTAAGAGACCGAGGGTACGTCCGGGTCGCTGTATGAGGTCCCGTAGTCCGAGTAGTCCGGGCCGCCGGCGTACCAGAGCGGGTACTCGCGGGCAACGGCAGACCAGTCATAGCCGTTCAGGGCGGACCCGTTCATGTAGATGCCCGGGGTTCCCCCCGTCAGAGCCCCGACGGTGTCGAGGAACTCCTTCGCCCATCCGGGGCCCTGCGCAACGGCGTCGGCTTCCCAGTCGAGCCAGAGCGTCGCCTGGCTACGGAACGAGCCGATGGCGGCCACGAAGTACCGAGCCTGGGCCGCCGCGTCGCCCGGACGGGCGAAGTGGTAGAACCCGAGCCTCTTCGAGGCTCCCAAGGTGGCGTTGGCCTGGGAGACCATATACGGGTTGATGTAGTCATCATCCTCGGTGGCCTTGACGATGACGAAGTCCGCCCACAGCCCCCCGATGTTCAGGCCGCCCTGGTGGCTGGAGACGTCGATGCCGTGGGCGTGTGCTGGGGCGCCAGAGGCGGCGGGTGCGGGGATTGCCGGTCCCGTGGGGGCGGCCCCCCTCTGGGCGAACTCGGGCCACTGACTGAGGAACTTCCCCTCGTCGAAGCGGTGACAACTGGTCCAGGCCCCATGTTTGGTGTAGGGGTGCTCGCTGTAGCGGGAGGTCCACGTCTCCTTCCCAGTCTGGTCACCCGGGACGCCGTGGATGCCGCCGTCCTCCGAGGCCAACGCCTCCGACTCAAGCGGGTCGTAGCCGTCCTCGTCAATGACGATGACGTGGCCGACGCCCCCCTCATTGCCGGCAGACAGGACGATATCGCCGACCTTGAAGCCGCCATCCGGGGTCAGGTTCTCGTCGACCCAGGGGACCTCGCTGAAGCCCCGGGCCTCCATGCCAGCCCGGAGATTCCCCGTCCAGAAATCATTGATTTCGAGGAGTGCCGGGTGTCCCCAGGGGACCCCGTAGGTCTCATGCAGGCCGTAGCAGATGGCCCCGCACACAAGGCTGGAGCAGTCTGTGTTCTGGGATGAGTGACAGTAGCCGGACTCATCCGCAGCGGCGTACCACGTGCGCCTGTCGGGCTGACTGTAGCCGACGTCGCACTGGTCGCAAATCTGCCTGGCGACCCTGGCCGCCACTTCTTGGACGCTCACTTGCTCTCCTTCATCTTGTCGATCTCTTCCTCCAGGGCAGCTGCGCGCTGCTCTGCAATGACTGCTCGGCGGGTTAGAGTCGCGATCTCTACCGTAAGGGCGTCAATCACTGCGATGGCATCCACCTGAGACGTCTGAGACGTCATGATTCCTCCCGGGATTTCTCTGTTGGGGGTTCTTTGGGCGGCACGGGCGAAGGCCCGTATCCACCACGATCATCGTAGGCGACGGTATCCAAGCCATCGCCGTCATCTGGGCCGGAGGCCGGGGGAAGGACCCACACGGACTCTCGAGAGCGGTCACGGAGGGTCACCGTGTCAGTATCCGGGTCCCACTTGTCGATCTGCCGGGCACCCTTGACGAGGACAGACACGACCTCGCCGGGCTTGCCCCCCACCTCGACCCGCCACGGCGCGGCGTCCGGCCCATGCCCGGTCTTGACGATGGTAGCCGTAGCCGCGGAGGACGTCAGGGCGACCCACGGGGCTATCGGAGAAGCGATCTTCGGCACGTAGTCCGGTAGCACCCACGTGGCGCGCCCGGCCGAGTCGAGCTCGACGTTCTCCCAGTACTCGATCCCGTCATACGGAGACTCGGTACAGGAGTGCTGGAGCATCATGTGCCGCTTATGCCACTCGCCAGGTACACGCATGATGAATGTCTTGCCGCCGACAGCGCGGAAGCCGTCCTTGTCAACGATGGCCTGGTGGTTTTGGTCCCACCCGAGGACCGTGGCGTGGCCGTTGCACCAGACTGCTCTCCACGTATCGTCTACAGTCCGCAGCCTGAACTTGTCCCCCTGGATATAGAGGTGAGAGTCGTATCCGCCGACCGTGATGGACGCCTGATAGTCGTTGATCTGTAGGTTACCCTTACCGGCCGCCCCCGCCCCGAACCCGCCGCTATGGGCGGTCATGTACCACTTAGCATTTTTTCCTGAGTATGCTTGCAGGCCGCCTATCGCCAGGCGTAGGTTGGGGGATGAGCCCTGAATGTTTGAAGGGGCCTGAAGATACAGGGTCCCTCCCCGCTCGCTCGGGTCATCCTTGAACGTCATCAAGGCGGGGAACCTGTACGGAGATGACTTCTTGTTCATAGACAGTCCCACACCCCAGCGCTCGCCCTGCTGCCCGACGTCGTTTCCAGTGGTGGTCTCGATGATGTCAATGAACTTGGCGATCGACCACGTGTCCTGAATGCCGACCTCGCCAAGCACTTTCACCTTGCCAGAGGCGGCGTCCACCTCGAATGAGGTTTCCCCGCCGGAGGAGTACGCCCGCATGCCCGCGTCGTCGATCTTCAGGCCACGATTAGATGCCTTACTCGTCTGGATCGTGGCGCCGGTGATGACTTGCCCGTCGATCGCCCCACCCTGGATGTTGTCGGCGGCGACGGCGTTGGCGGCCAGCATGCCGGCCTTGATCTGCTCGAACTCGCCATAACCGGCTGTGACGATCGCAGACCACACGTGGTGGGCGGTGGCGTTCACGAATGAGGCGTTACCGGTGACGGTGAGCTGGTCCGTGGTGATCTCAAGGAAGCGCCCTACGTCGGAGGCGATCTTCCTGGCCGTGACCTCAGCAATGTTCGCAGCGCCGGCGGTCAGCTTCCCTACGTCGAGGTTGCTGATCTGTTCGCTGGTGACCTTCATCCGCTCCCAGGAGGTGCCGTTCCACTTCCACTCGGCAACAATGTTGAGGGTCTGGGCGTCCTGGACGCGGCACGTATCGCCGATTGCGGTTCCGTCGAACGGGGGCTGCGTGTCCTCGGTTCCACGGATGTAGTACACCTCGCCCATGGAGGACTTGATGCGGCGGACCGCGGACTCCATGGTCGCGGACGTGAGCTTGGAGACGGTCTTAGAGTAGTCGTCGCCAGCCTCCTCCCAACGCCACCCCTTCGGAGAGTAGACGACCGTGGAGCCAGGGGCGTCCCGCGTGTTCGACGGGGCGGAGTGGCCTGGGGCGGCGAACGCGGGGACGGTGACGTACTGACCGCCACGGGCGCCCTCGGGGGCAGCGGCTGGATTCAGGGGGCCGGACATGGCCTACCTCCGTTCGAGGTTACTTCGCGCGGATGATGAAGTTGATGCTGTAGTAGGGGGGCATGTTGTTGTGGGGCTGCCCCCCGCCGGCGCTCTGACTGTTGGAATTATTGCCGCCAGGGTACGCGGCTGAGAGTTCCCGGAATGAGTCGCTACCGGAGCCACGCTGAACGATATTCCCTCCGATGCTGTGGCTGTGGGCCGGCATCTCGGAGACGGTCAGCGTGTGCGTCTCAGAGCCTCCCGTGGAGTGGAGGTTGTGGGTGTTACTGGTTCCGAGGGGGAATCGGCCGGTTAGGTCCGGGATTTTGAACGCGGAGCTGCCAGGGTTTCCAACGGAGGTGCCCAGCACCTTGAACAGCTCGGCGTAGGCGGCGCGGCTTACCGTAGCCCCGTTGCACAGCAGCCAGCCCTCCGGCGGGATGCTGGTGGGCCACATGACGATGGTGCCGATAGGGACAGCCTTCAGGATATCTGTTTTTAGTTCCGCCTTCGTGCCGAGGATGTATTCGTCTGTGGCCTTCGCCTTGTTCTCCGCAGAGGCTACGCGGCTGGCCAGGGCGCTGACAGTGGTCTCAACGTTGGTCACGCCCTGAGTAGCGGCACTGATCCCGCTCTCGATGCGGGTGAGGTCGGCGGCGGTGATGCGGGTCTCGCTCGCTCCGAACCCGTCGCGCCATTGCTTCGTCGCAGTGTATGGCTGCATCACTTGTCTCCTTCTGCTCTGAGGACGAAGATTCGCCCGTCGGGTGCGATCCACATGCTGGACCCTATTGTCCCACTATCCGGCGGGACGGGCCCGGACGAGACGAGGTTGGTGGCCACCTGGGTCATCGCCTCGGTCAAGTGCTTCATCTCCTTGAGCGTGCCCTCGCGGGCCGCCTGCTGCATCGCGTCACTGCCCTTGATCTTGTCCTCGACCTGTTTCGCAATCGCGTCGGCGTCGATGTTCTGCTCAAGCTTGATGCGGCTGCTCGGCCCCCACTCGGAGCGGTTACCGGCCCGGTCGTAGGACCGCAGGCGCACCTCCCACTCCCGAATCTCCAAGCCAGCCAGGTTGGTGCGCTGCAACGGCGCTGGCATGTCCGTGAACCGGAGCGGGGGCTCACCGGGCCTGCGCACCGACACCTCGACGCCGGCGAAGTCCTGGGGCATGCCTGCCCCGCCGGTGCCTAGCCCGTCCCAGTAGACCCCGAGCACGCCCAGGGTCTGGGTGAGGATGGGAACCGTCGGGACCGGCGGCGGAGTCGTGTCCGAGGCCATGACGGCCTCAACCTCAAACGACCAGGCGCCGGTGGTGTCTGCCGTGACGGCTCGGACCGAGAAGGAGTACTTGGCTCCGGGGATGAGGCCGTCCAGCTGGGCGGTCGTCTCCTTGGACGTGCTCATCGGGCCAGACAGGAGGGGCATCAGCCGGGAGGAGATTTCGTAGCCGGTCACGTCTACGGCCACCCCGAGAGTGTCCGTAGTCACGGCGTCCCACTTCAGGGTGGCGACTGCCTTGGCGTAGCCGTTGGCGCCGATGACCGCGTCCGAGGAGACCACGAGGCCCTGCGGCGGCAGGGGCGCGTACTTGCTCTTCGGCTTGTCGGGACGCGGGTTCTTCCCGTCCGCGTTGACAGCCCCCAGTACGCCCTTCTGGCGCTTGGCCAGACGGGACAGGACGTCATCGAGCATGGTCCCGAAGGTGGTGTGACCCTGGCAGCGGCCGTTCTCAGTCACCGAGATCGAGATCTGGGTGACGCGCATCTTCTCCAGGCCGTTGCCGCGCTCTACACGAATCCAGTCGCCCAGGGCGTAGTCCTCGAAGGGCAACCACTGGAGATCGTCGGCCTCCCACTCGCGCTTCACCTCCGACGCCGGGGTGGCACCAGTCTTCAGCGTCAGATTGGCCACCCTACGGGCAGTGCCCTCCAGCGTCACGCCGCCGGCGCTGACAACCTTCTCAGTGCGAGGCATGCCTTTAGGGGCCTCAGGGTTCGGGAAGGCCCAGGTCTTCCCCTCGTCCCCCTTCACGAGGACGTGGGTGCACAGCTGGGACCAGTCCAGCTTCTCCGGGGCCGACGTAGTACCCGCCCCGAGACGCCATACGACGTCGAGGTTCTCCCGCTTCAGGGCCGCGTCGGGGTTGTAGACCTGGAGCGTGCGACCGCGCCAGCGGTAGTCCAGCATGCCCATGTTCATGAGCGAGTCCAGGATGGACTTGATGGACACCGACGGATCGAAGGCGATGGTGGTGATCAGCGCCCAGCGCTGCCCCGCGGAGTCGGTCGACGTCGAGACGTCCAGCGTGAGGCCGTCGCCCCATCCGCGCTGGACGGCGGCGTCCCACACGGTGCGCAGAATCTCGCCGGCGTTGCGGTCACGGAAACGGTACTTGCCGTCCCTGTCCATCGCGGAGAAGGGGACCTCCCACACGAGGGCGCCCTCCAGGCGGTGACCGATGTGGATCAGGTCTGCGTGACGACGCTCGGTGCCGTCGTCGATGAGGTTCCACTCAGAGGACAGGTTGGTGAACCGGGCGTTGTACGGCTCGTGCCAGGTCTGACCGTCGTAGCAGAGCTCGACGGCGATCTCTGCGGCCGTGTCCAGCAGGTTGCCGCGCACGCCGAGGTCCCCGTTCGGGTAGGACAGGGTGAGCGACGGCGTGGCCTGGCGGGGGCACGTGAACGTGCCGGCCAGTGCGTCGGGGAGCACCCCAAGGCGGGCACCGGTTGCCTGATCGTAGGCGACGTAGCGCATCGCCAGGCCTCGGGCGAATGCGAGGTCGCGAGGCATCAGTAGGCCATCCTTCCGAGGAAGCGGCCAGTAGTCCCGGTCAGCGTCATCGAGATGTGCCCGTCGGCGTTAGGCGTGGCCCGGAAGCCCCCGGGACTCATAGAAATCTCACCGTCGGCTGAACGGGCGTCCGGCTGCGCCTCCCACTCCTGGGAAGGGTTCTTCCAGGCCCGGTAGCGGGCGATGTCAACCAAGAGACGCTCCCCGCCGTTCAGAGCGCCGGTGAAGGTGAACGAGGTGCCGGAGACGTTGTCCCGAACGGTGCAGGTCTGAGCGGTGGGCTCCAGCATCAGCTTCCCGTCGGGGATCGGCATCACGCAGCCGTTGAACTTCGACATGTCGCTCAGGCTGTCGATGATGTCGGCCGTGCCGCGCCACAGGCCGGAGACGATCTCGTAGGTGATCGTGAACGTAATCGTCTCCGAGTGGGGGTCGAAAGTAGGCTCGACGGACGACGTCGGCCGGACCTGAGCCTCCCGGACAGGCTGTCCGGCAGGCGTGTACTGGAGGGTCTGCATTCGTCCGAACGCGTACAGACGGCGCAGCAGGTCCTGATAGTTCTTCTCAAGCTGCGCTAGGCCGCCCTTGCAACGGTTCCCGTTCCGGCCGTCGGCCCAGGAGAACACAGCGAACTTCAGGGCGACGGTGGAGGACTTTAGGACGCTCGGGGCGATCGGGAGTACGCCGAACCGATTCTGGATGTCCACGGAGGCGTTCCAGGGCTCGCCGTGGGTCGACAGCGTCGTCCCCTCGGTGAGCACCCAGCGCCCCATCGGATCATCTAGGTCGGTGCCGTCCAGTGAGTAGATGGCCATGGGTGGGTGACCCTCCTCAGATGATGGCGGCCAGCCTCAGCCCCTCGGCGACCTCGTCACGGGTCTTGGAGTCCGGCTTGGCCTGCGGATAGTTGTTGGTGATGTTGATTGTAGCGCCCGATGGGCTTTCCTTATCAAACAAGCCTGAGGCCTTTGGCGCAGGGTTCGGCCGGCCAGCCGAGGCCCGTGCCGGGAGCGGCTGTACGTCTGCGCTCAGCCCGATCGTGGCGGGCTTGGTCAGGTCCTCGGTCAGGCCCTGGAGCGAGGAGCGCACGGCCCCATACTGGCTCTCCAGGCCCTTGATGAGGCCCTGCATGATCATCTCGCCGGCGGGGGTGAGCAGAACCTTGTCGACAGGCGCCGGACCCTTCCAGGACGGGAGCATGCTGGTCAGCGAGGACAGCTTGTTCTTCACCGAGGAGAACATGGAGCTGATTCCGTCGAGGAGCCCCTTGATGATGCTCTTGCCCGCGTCCCACAGCCACGATGGGGCGTTGCTGAACACATTCTTGATCTGCGAGGGGATGCTTGTGACAAAGTTCATCATGTTGCTGACCCACGATGAGACCGTGCTCACAATGCCGCTCCACATGGAGGAGGTGATGCTCTTCACGAAGGACCAGCCGCTGCCGATGATGCTCCCGATCCAGCTGAGGGCTGCACTCGCGCCGGACTTGATGGCGCCCCAGGCCGCGGAGATGGCAGCACCCAAGAGGTTCCAGATGACTTTTGCCAGGCCTACGATAGAGTTCCCGAAGCCGGAGAACGCGTCCTTGATGTAGTTCCAGACGCCGGTACCGATCTGTTTAATCCCGTCCCATGCGCGGGACCAGTCACCCTGAATGATTCCCAGAACGAGGTTGATGATCCCCTGGATAACCGTCATTGCGTCAACGATTGTGTTTTTAATGTTGGCAATGATTGGGGCGACGATCGGCATGAGCGCCTGAATCACCTCGCCGATCAACTGGATCGCGGGGATGAGGGCGCTCATCGTTGCCTCTATGATTGGCTGAATCGCGGGCAAGATGGCTGCGAGCAGCTCAGTGACGAGCGGGCCTAGGACCGCGAACAACTCCGATAGAAGGGGCCCGATGGCCTGGATGACTGGCATGAGCGCTGTGGCTAGCTGCTCAATGATCGGAGTCAGCAGCGTGGCCAGCTGGGTGAACACCGGGGCCAGCTGCTCGACCAGCTGGGCGATGAGTGGGGCGACGGCGGCCAACAGCTGCCCCGCCACCGTAGCGATCGCTCCGAAGGCCTGGCCCAGAGCCGGCATGGCCGGGGCCAGAGCCTGCACGGCCGTCAGGACGCCCTGGAAGAACGCCGTCAGCCCGCCCTGGAAGGCGGGGTCCTGGAGAGCCGCGGAGATTCCCTTAAGCCCGGTCTCGATGATCTGCCCGACTAGCGGCAGGATCGTGGACAAGGTAGGTGCCAGGGAGACGAACGCCTGACCTAGCGAGCCGACGCCGGCGAAGGCGTGGGAGGCGGCATCCCCCATCGCGCTGAAGATCGTGGACAGGGTGCCCTGCCACAGGGGCCCGTTGACGGCTTTGTTAGCACTGTCGAGCGCCGCGGCGATTGAGTCGATGGAGGACGAGCCCGAGGCCATGGCCTTGAAGACCCCGCCCAGGATGCCCCCCAGGTCGAAGACGATGTCCTTCAGGGTTCCGAAGGTCTTGGCGGCGGCCTGGATGGCCTGGTCCATCGCTCCTGAAGCGGTCTTGGCCTGCACCCACGCCTGGAACTTGTAGGCAACGTCATTGGCCCACTCGGCGATGGACGGGAGGTACTTCGCACCGGTCTCGCCGAGCGTGAGGAGGGCGTCGGTGAACGCCCCCGCCCCGTCGCCACCGATGTCCATGGCCTCAGCCAGGTAGCCGAGCGACGTCTGGAAGCCTGGGATGTGGTCCTCGGCGGCGGACGCTACCGCCGCCGTCATCGACCCCATGTTTGCGGCCACGGTATCGATGGCCGGAGTCAGGGCGTCCAAGCCGTTGACGATGAGGGAGCGCACGGCCCCCTCGGCCTGACCCCAGAACGACGTCGAGATCGAGTCCTGGAGAGCCTCGAAGGAGGGACCCAGGTCCTCCAGCACCGTCGAGGCGTCCGACATGGCAGCCGCGAAGATGCCGACGCCTGCGGCGGCGGCCCCGAGGATGCCCGGCATCGCCAGCAGGGCCGGCAGGGTGTGAACCAGGCTGATGCCGAATTGGGATATGGTCCCCAGGCCGGCCCCGACGACGGAGGTCAGGCCGAGGATCGCGGTCCCGGCCGTGGCGGCTTTGACCGCGAAGGTGTCCAGGTTGGTGAAGATGTCGTTCAGGGAGTTCTTCAGGTTGGCGAAGATGTTCCCACCGGCGAGCGCCTTCAGCTGGGCGGCCACCTTCGCCACCGAGGCCTCGGCCAGGCGCACGTGGATGTCCACATAGCGGGGCTTAGCGGTCAGCCGCTTCAGGTCGAAGCGTGCCTTCCCGTCGTCCAGGTCGGCGTTGACGGTGGCCTTGCCGTCGAGCTTGTCGAGCTCGTGCTTTAGCTTCTTCTTGGACACCTCGCTCAGGTGGGCATGGGCCTCGATGTCGCCGTCGATGAGCTTGATCTGCCGCTGAATCTTCTTTCTGGCGGCCTCGTCCAGCTCGGCGTCGGCCTTCAGCTTCGCGTCGATCCGGGCGATCTGCTCCCTGATCTTGCGCTGAGCCGTCTTCTCCAGAGAGAGGTCGATCTTGAGGTCCGACTTGATATTGGCGATGCGCTCCTTGATCTCGGCAACGTCCTTGCCGTCGATCTCGACCCTGGCGTCGATGTCTGCCTCGGTCTTGCGGATTGCCTCAAGGGCTTTGCGCCGTGACCCCTCGTCCAGGTCCACGCGAGCCTTGATCGAGGCCCGCATCTCGTCGAGCTCGCGGCCCATCTTGGCTACCGCGTTGTCGTCCAGGACCGGTCTGACCGGCGTACGCCAGTCGGCCTGGCGGAGCTTCTGTTTGATCTCCTCCAGATCACGCTTGGAGATGTCGACGTTGGGGGCCGCCTTGGTCTGGGCGATGGCCGTCTCGATGCGGCGGAGGTCCTTGGGGTCGATGCGGGCGTTGACCTGAAGCACGAGCCCGTCGAGCGCGTCCTTGACGGAGTCGCGCATCTCGCGCGCCCACTTCTCGGCGGCGCGCTCGATGCGCTTGCCGATCTTCTTCAGGGCCTTCTCGATGCCTCGCTCAGCGTCGCCCTTGAAGTCGCGCGCGTCAGCGCCGACCTCGACGACGACTTCGCCGATCTTGTCTGCCACGGGCTACCCTCCCCGCTCGTACGTCGAGCGGGCGGCATCGCGGCCCGACTCCTGTCTGAGGCCATGATACCGCCCGCATAGGCTGGTCTTATAGGTGCTGTCACATCCCGAGGGCCGACTTAAGAGACCCGAAGCCGCTCGACTCGTTGCCCGAGTACCAGGGGCTGCGCGGATCGGTGACCTCGACGCCTTTGGGCGGGAGCCACAGGTCCCTCTTCAGCTTCTCGGTAGCGCCTTCGTCCTCGGCGTTGCGGGTGAGTATCCACCACATGACGTGGCAGAACCGGTTCAGGGACAGAGTCTCCAGGTCGATCCCGTGCCCGAGGCAGAACCCGTCGATGTAGTCCCACTCCTTGTAGGCCGAGCCGAGCAGGCGCTGGATTACGTAGGGGGGTTCTCCCCGGCCTCCTCCATGACGGCGGAGATGAGGTCGGTCAGGTCGGGGATGTCGAGGTTGTCGGAGGGGCTCTTCAGCCGCTTGACGACCTCAGCGCCGGTCTCCTTGCCGAAGAGGACGTAGCACCACTTAGACAGGCCGTCGACGATCTTCTCCGGGTCCTCGTCGGCGTTCTTGAGGGCCTGGGACAGGAAGATGGCGACGGACGACTTGGGCGGGCGGACCTTGTACTCGGTGCCGACCAGCTCAACGGTGATGAACTTCCGGGTCTTGCCGGGGATTGTGATAGTGGCCATGAGGCAAGTCTAATGGAAGTCAGAGGGCTTGATAAGCCGTGCTGCGTCGCGGACGAAGTGGGCGCCATTGATCCCCTTGACCCACTTGGCGAAGACGGTCTGACTGAACCCCTTCGGAGTGAAGACCATGCGCTGAGCCTTGACCGGGCCGTGGGCCCGCGTGCCCTTCTCCTGGTAGGCGGCGTAGGGGGTGCGGGCACCGATCTCGAATGTCGGGTTCAGCGGGTGCTTGCCAGGGACGCGTTCAATAGTGACAGAGTTCACCATCCGGCCCGTGTTAACCCGTCCCTTGGCACGGATGTTGCGCTGGATCCGACCCTGAGTGCGCTTAGACGCCTTCAGTGCGGCCTGTTTAGCGATCTGGGCCACCTTATCCGCACAAATGGGGCCCTTAAACTTAACTTTGACGTGAACCATCTCACACTCCGGGGCTCACGGACAGCTGAGTCGGACCGTGAAGGTCCACTCGCCGGCCACGCAGCCCCCGTCGGGGCCCTGAGCGTCCCACTCCACGGAGTCCGCGTTCGTGGACGACGTGAGGAACTTACCCAAGTCCGCCATGTCCTGGTGCAGCACGGCCGCGTCGGCCGTCAGGTCGAAGGGGCGAGGGCCGCGGCCGCGGTCGTCCACGACCTCGACGCAGCGCAGCGTGCCAAGTGCGTAGGTCGCGGCCCAGTAGCGCACCGAGCACGCCTCGCCGTTGGCGGCACGGGGACCAAAGACCGGCGAGACGGAGACGGTGCGGACGTAAAGGTGCCCGGCGCAGCACTCGTCCCAGGCCACCTCGGCGCCCGGCGCGACGTAGGCCTGCGAAACGGCGTTGGACAGGGCGGAGGCCCCGCCCTTCAGCAGGGCGAGTGCGGTGGAGTGGACGACGGACGGCTCAGGCGAGGCCACTCGGCCCGACAAGGACGCGTAGTCCTCGCTCTGAGCGCGGTTGCGCCGAGACAGGCGCGGCGCGGGGCTCACCAGATCACCCCGCCGCGGCTGGAGGGCTGACGGCACACGTAGTCGTCGGGGTTATAGGCCCGGGCGGCCTGTCGCGGCTTACGGATCGAAGTGACCCAGGAGTCGACCAGCCAGATGCCAGTGCGGCCCTCCTGCATCTCGTCGAAGTCGTCCTGCACCTGGACGGTCACGCCCTGGCGGGTGACCGACTGGAGGCGCGCCGGCAGCACGCAGTCACGGTCCATACAGGAGGCCTTGGCGAGCTCTAGCGCGAGCACGCCGGCCGCTACCTGACCGCCCTCGGGGACGGGGACGCCCTGCGAGTAGCGAATCTCCCAGGTGCCCTCCTCCGACGTCGGCCGAGATAGGTCTTGTACCGAGGGGAATACAAGCGGAACCCCGGTACCAGGCTGCGCCGTGCGGCCTGTGAGCTGAAGCACGGAGTGGTTGATGAGCCGGTACGCATCAGAGGGGAGCACCTGCCCGTTGACGGTGACCTGGTGCACGCGGTACACGTTCCCAGGCAGGCGGATGGCTGGCGTCCCGGCCGTGTGGGTGCACAGCGGCCCGCACACGCCGCACACGACGTCGTGCAGGACGCCACCCAGGCGGAACGGTAGGAAACCTCTCAGGTACTCCTGGGATTGGTAGGTGGGCGGCGGCACGCAGTCGGCCGGCTCGGGCCGGATCACGACGATGTCGGTCCCGAACCGGCGGCCCGTCCACTCCCACAGCAGCTGGGTCGCCATGGCCTCGAAGGTGTGCTGCTGCTCAGGGCGGCCAGCCTCGTCCAGGTACTCCTTCAGGTCCTCGCACGCGCTGTAGGAGACCGGCCAGTCTCCGGGCCCGTAGCCTCTGTCAATGTCCTGCATGCCCTCTCCTACAACGCGTGTGTGGTGCGGGATGGCTACGCCGCCGAGAATCGATAGGCGGTGCCCGCACGGATGAGTATACCCATAGGAGTCTCCTAAGGGCCGCAGAGCCGGTTTCACGTGGAGCAGGTACGGCGACAGCCCCGCAAGGCGTTTGTGCGCTCTACGGGGCTGTCAGTTCCTCTGAGGTGGGGTAGGGCTCAGGAAACGGTGACGGGCTGGTCGCTGTCCGGCGGGGGAGCGAGAGCCGTGTCGATCATGAGGAGGTGGTCGAGCGGGTCGAGCGGGACGGGCAGCTTCGCGTTCTCGAAGCCACCGCCTCCCTGTTTGGCCTTCTTGACCACGTTGTAGGGGCCGACGCCCCAGGCGTTGCCGGACTTGGTGACAGCCCCGGTCATGGAGAACGAGATCGCGTCCTCACCGGTGACCTCGATATCGCCGACGGTACCGGCAGTGATGAATGGCAGTAGCAGGTAGCCGCTGGCATCCTCAGCACCGGCCGCACAGGCCTGACCCGACAGGCCGGTCCACAGCTCCAGGGCGAACTTCTTCTCGATCTTGCCGTAGGCGACCTTGAAGCCTGCGGTGTCGCCCGCGTGGTCCAGGTACTTCGTGGCGTTGGTCACGATGTCCAGGACGGAGGGGTTCACGCCGCAGAACTCCAGCTCGACCGTAAAATACTTGAAGGTGTTCGACTGTTTCTCGTTAACGCACAAAGAGCCATCGGCCTTGCGGACCGTGATCTCCGTGCCGTCCTCGACCTCGGCGGAGAGCTTGACCGACACGAAGCCGGAGGTGGCCACCGGATGGTGCAGCGTCTTGTCGAACTTGCCGCAGGTGTCCAGCGGGGTGACGCGGATGCGCTTCCCCAGCACTGGTGTGTATGAGTGCGTCGTAGCCATGGCTCAGCGCATCCTTCCCGTTGGTGTTGGAGTTGGTGAGTAGGTCATCTGGGCTCAGAACTGACGGGCCACGTACGAGCCGGAGCCGGGGTCAGTGGACACCTTCACGAAGTAGGCGTCGTCTGGGTTGAACGCGATGACGTACTGCCGCTCGGCGACGGCCGTCAGGTCGTTCGTGCCCTTGTCGAAGCCTCCGCCCGCGTTGGTCGAGGTGAAGACGTCCCCGCGGTAGATCAGCACCGGCCCGGTGGACGCGATGATTGGGGGAGTGTCGTCGTAGCCGTCACCGAAGACCACGGGGGTCCCCATGATGGTGTAGGCCTCGCCCGACTGGGGGTCCACCTTGATGTACTGACGTCCCGCGAGCATGGACCCGAGGCGCCGCGAGATGTGGAACGTGGGGGCCACACCGGGGGTGTGGGCGTACTTCTCGGCCGCGTTCCACGCACCTTCGGCGGGCTGGGCGCCGGAGTTGTTGGCCCACTCCTGAACGCGGGTCAGGGCCGGGCCGGCGCCGCCGACGCCCCCCCACAGGGCGTTCTCGACCGCGTACTCCTCGTACTGGGCGAGACGCTGCGCCGCGATAGCAACGGCCTCCTCCGGCGAGTGGTCGAGGGGCGTGGTGCGGAACGTCGCGTAGACGGTCAGCGGCTCCATCGACTCGACGGTCACGCCCTTAGGCTTGTCGAGGACCTTGGGCAGGCCCTTGACGGCGCCCGGCTTCTGGTACTGGCCGATGGTGCCGAGGGGGGTCCGGGCGACGTCCTCCCAGGTGACGCCGTTCTCCCAGCGAATCGAGGAGTCCTCGATGGGGGCGAACTTGGAAAAGAGGCCGCTACGCAGGCGCTGAGTGACCGGCGCCTCGATGCGCTGTTTCGGTGCGATGATGGGCATCTGTCCTCCTTGCTGGACGGTGACTGACTAAGGACGATCACGGGGGGGGCGGGGACTGGCCGCCGCCCTCCCCGGAGTCATCACTTGGTCGGGTCAGCCGTGCCGTTGGTGAGGAGCTTGATGCCGGTCCCGGTGCCGCCGTTCGGGTTGATCGGCACCGTCACGACGCGGGCGTCGTGACCCCGCTTGGCGACCAGGTAGCCCTCCTCGGTGAACAGGGCGGTGTAGTCGTTCTGGCCGAGCAGGGTCGAGTCGTAGACGGTGTCCAGGGTAATGACGTCCTGGCCGCCCTTGACGAAGGTGCCTGCGCTATAGAGCAGGAACTTCAGGCTGGTGCCCCAGACCTTGAAGGCGGAGGCATCACCGGTGAGGGCCTGCCAGTCGTAGACGAACTGGGGGCTCACGCCGCGGGCCTTGAACCAGGCGTCGATTCGGGCGTCGTTGACGTCGGTGAGGTCGACGCCCTGGCGACGGGACAGGTCGGTGCGGATGGCGCCGTGCACCCAGTAGGGGAAGACCGCCTCTAGGGTGGTGGAGCGGGAAAGGCGCTGCGCGTAGCGGTAGTGCTCGACCTGGAGCTCAATGGCGGTCAGGATTGGCGCCGCCGCGCCGATCTGGCCAGCGTCCAGGGAGACGGCAGTGGACTGCTTCTCCATGGAGGCGATGATCCGCTCGCTCATCTTGTGCTCGTGAGCGACGAGGGCGCCGCGGATGGTGCGGGCGACCAGCTCGGGGTAGCCGCGCTGCTGGAGCAGGTTGGCCTGGATGTGGAGGCCGGCCGCGGAGAGGCGGACGTCCTCGAAGTCGGTGCAGGGCACGCTGTAGACGGGCTTGGCGCCGACCTTATTGGCCCCGACCCCGTCAGGCAGGTACTTGCCGGCCTTCGCCTCCTCCTCGGTGAAGTCGAAGGAGGGAGCCGCGTAGAGGTCAGCGAACTTGGGGCCCTTGGTGAACTTGATGCCACCGCGGGTGACGTTGATCTCAGGCAGGGAGATCAGGCCGTCGCGAGACTCGTCCTCCAGCAGGTCGTAGACGGTCTCGGAGGGAGCGCACCAGCCGCCGGCTGCGACGAGGGAGCCGCCGGGCAGGTTCTTCTCGCTGACGGCGAAGGCCATCGCGGCGTCGGCGCTCTCGGGAGAGGTGACGGTGGCGCGCTCGTCGAAGGACTTGCGGATGACGGCCAGGCCGTGGCGCTCGCTCATGGCGCGGCCGGAGCGGGCGGCGGCGGCGTAGGCGCCGGAGTTGAAGCCCTGGAGGCGGCGGTCGAGGGCGACGGCCAGATCCTCGAAGGAGGCGTCGGAGTCGGCGGCGAAGCCGGGAACGTCGGCCACGGTCATACGGGCCTTGCGGGTGTCCTCCACGGAGGTCTCCTCGGTGATTGCAGGTGCGGGGGTGTGGACGTGCCGACGGATGCCGGACAGCTTGATGGGGCCACGGGGAGCGGCAGCGGTGACGACCTTGGGCTCGGCGTCAACCTGGGTCTCGGGCTCGACGTCGGCATCGGCGGCCTCGGCCTTCTTCTGAGCCTTGGCCTGGTCATCGGAGTCGCCGTCCGGCGCCTCAGCGGGGGCGGAGTTGTCATCGCCGGCGTCGCTGCCGTCAGCGTCAGCGTCGTCCCCGTCCGAGCCATCGTCGGCCGGGGCTTTCTTGGCGGGCTGGTCAGCTCCGACCTTGGCGGCCATCTCGGCGGCCTTGGCGGCGCGCTCGGCGGCGGCCTGCTCGCGGGAGCTGATCTCGGCGGAGAGGACCTCGATGCCGTCGGTAAGGGTGCCGAGGGTGGCGAGGTCCTCGTCGGTGAACTCGCCGTTGGCGTACAGGGTCTGGAAGGCGTCAACGGCCTTGGAGCGCAGGTCGCCGAGGTCGTCAGCGCTCAGGTCGGACAGGTTCTCAGGAATCTCCAGGTCGAAGGTCTCGACCGGAGCGTCGTCCGCCTGGTCGGCGAAGACGGTGATGTCAAAGGGCTTTCGCATGTTGAGGGGTCCTCCGTGTTCGTTGCTGGGCAGGGTTCCCGTCCCCAGCGGGGTACACACGAGGCCCTGCTGCCATGCCGTTGGCTCAAAGGATACACCTATGAGTGAGATGGACCTCCATAGGCATAGACAAAGCCCCGCACCGCCATGAGCAAACGGTGCGGGGCTCTGCTGATCCACCCAGCGTCAGGAGTCCATGAGACCTCTAACGGGGACCATCATAACCGATGACGATGAGCGGCGCGACGCCTAGAAGCGCGTGATCGGGGAGGAGTCCTTGGAGCCCTCGCCAGGGAGCGTGCCGTCGGCCAGGGGCCGGGGCTCGGTACCTACCGGAGGAGTTGTAGTGCGTCCACATCCGCATCCCATGATCTCTGTTCCTTTCCTCAGATGGACCCGAGACGGCGTGCCATCTGCGCCGCCTTCGCCAGTGTACCTGCGCGCTCGACACGCGCCCGCATCTTGTCGGCGGCCGTTGCGCGCTGAAGGTCGCGGCGGCGCTCGGACTCGGCCAGGCGCTTCAGGTATGAGATGTCGCCGAGCGAGAGGCCGTTGCGGCCGATCGGCCCGTTCGAGGGGTGCGAGGCGCGGGCCGCGGAGTCGTCGTGAGCCACGACGCCGGACGCCTGAAGGGAGCGGACCTCGCCGGAGGCGAGCAGGCCCTGAGGACGGGGCACCGGGAATCCGGGCACGTTGACAGCGAGGGCGCCGACGAGCTCCAGGGAGCCCCGGATAGTGCGCCAGTCGCCGGAGATCGGCGCAGATCGGGCCACGCGTACCTGCTCAGCCGTGATCCCGGGACGAAGGGAGCCTGCCACCCAGATGCCGTAGGCGTCCTCGCCGGCTGCGACGTCGGCGAAGACGGTGCCGGTGTTGTCATAGTGCTCGGCGGCAGCGTTGGCGGAGTCGCGCGGACCGGCGTGGCCGGTACCCATTGTGAGATGCCCCACAGCCACGGACGTGCCCTCAGCGGTCTGGAGCGCGCCGGTGCGAAAGTAGGCGTAGTTCGAGGGACTGGTGGGCGGCTCAACGCACTTGCCGATCTGCCCGATGTGGCAGGTGCCCCAGGCGGCGATGTGGCCGTAGACACGGCCGTCGTCCTCGACCACGAGGGCGGTCGGGCCGGTCAGCTGCGGGTCCTTGAACCACGCCTCAGGCGGGGCCGTAGGGATGGCGGCGGCGGTCAGTGAGTCGCGGCTGGGCCTCACCTCGGCCGTCTCATTGGTCTCAGGCTCCTCGGCCGGCTCCGGCTTAGCGGGGGCCTGCCCCGCAGCGTAGACGCGAGCAGTGGCGAAGGCTGGGACGGCTACGAGGGTGGCGGCGCGCAGGCGGGCCGACTCGATGACGGTGAGCTCGTCCGAGGACGACATGGCGGCGATCTTGACGCGGCCCTCAGGGTCGGCCGCGCCGTCAGAGTCATCGTTGGAATCTGCAACGTCGGCCTCCGGCATGTCAGCCTTCGCCATGATCCTGAAAGTCACGTCGTCCGTGTCGATGGAGACGCCGTTGGACATCTGTTCGGACACCTGGCGGAACGCCTCGGCGCCTACGGCGCTGCCTAGATCGAAGGTGCCGGTGGCGTAGATGTCCCCGTCGTCGCGGCGCTCAACGGTCTCGATCCTGCCGCACACTTCGGCGCCGTCGTGGCCGCCTACGTCCTTGAAGGCCACGCGCAGCGGGATCGGGAGGTCGTCCCAGCGCAGAGCACCGTCCTCGATGAGACGGCCGTCGCCGGTCATCTCCCCCTCGCGGGCGATGACACCCCCCCAGCGGCCATCGGGCGCGGCCTCGGCGGCAGGCTCGGGGACGGTGTCTCCGGCGGGCTCCTCCCGGATATCGGAGAACTCGCCCACGCGGCGGGCCGTATCCTCGATGCGTAGCTTCATGGCTGTCCTTTCGATGTCTGAGGCTGAGTACTTGACGTTCACGGCCTGGTTTACGGGGGGCCGGGCGTCGGTCGGAATGAGGATGCAGCGGCAGTTCGCCGTCTCCTTGAGCGGCCCTGCGGGGTCGCCGGGGTAGAGCAGGTAGGAGTCACCGACATGGAACGGGGTGCCTAGGTCCTGGACCTGCCCGTCGGCCGCGGCATGGGTGGGACGGACGCGGTTGTCGTGGACCGTGACCCAGCGCAGCCGGCCGCGCTTGCGGGCCAGGTCCGACGTCGCCATGCGGTAAGCGGCATTCGCCGTGGCCGCGGTGCGGGCCAGCGTGCGGAGGCGAGCGGCGTAGGCGGTCGTGGCCTCCCCCTTGCGGCGGGAGGTGCCAAGCATGCGGCCTAGCTCGATCTTCGTCTTCCGCTCGCCCCAGCCCTCGGACGCGGCGCGCTTCAGCAGGTTACGGACGTCCTCGTAGACGGCGATCGGCAGGCCGGAGTCCTCCAGGATGCGCTGCACGGTCGCGTACTGCGGCAGGCGGCGGCGGCCGCGCCCGTCACGAATGAGGTCGCGGATGGCTGCCTGCCAGGCCGAGCGGACCGAGGTCCAGGCGAAGGGGTTCGGCACCCGGTCGCCGGCCGCCAGCAGGACGGGAGCGTCGAGCGCCTCCTCGGCCAGGAGGCGTACCCGCCGCAGGAAGTCGTTCAGGACCGGCTCGGCGATGTCGAGGTACTGCTCCTCGATCTCATCGCGCCATGCAGAGACAGCCTTGGCGGACTCCCAGTCCGAGGGGCCCTCGGCCAGAAGGTCGACGCCGGGGGAGATGGTTGAGGCCATCACCGCACCTCCTCAAGGGAGGCCCGGTTCAGGCTGGGCGTACGGATGAGGGCGTTCTCCGGCAGGACGTAGCGAAGCGCCCTGACCAGCCGGCCCAGCCTGTGCGGGACGCCGTGCGTCGCGACCTGAGTCACATATGCGTCCAGCAGGGTCATGACGCGGCCGGACTCGACGCCAGGGCAGCCGTGGTTGTCGAGCAGGGCGGGAACGACGTCCCACGCACCCTTCGTGGCCTTGCTCACAGTGATGACGTCGGTCGGCCACAGCACGTGTGCCTCGTGGAACGGCCGACCCTTCAAGGCGTTGAACCGGGCCCGGTCGGCGCGCACGATGCGCTTGCCGACGGCCTCAAGGGCCTTGACGACCAGGACGTCAACGACCGCCACGAGGGCGGTGGCGTCAACGTCCTGGCCGTGGGCGGTCAGCCGCGCGTCCGGGTTGCGGCGCAGGGCCTGCGCCGGGATAGCGGCCGACGCCGCCGCGTAGGCGCGGGCGGCGGCGGCTGTGGGGGGAGGTGTCATTGGTTCTCCTGATGTGGATGGGCTGGGATATCAGGCCCCGGTCGGGGCCTTCGTGGATGACTCCGGGCGGGCGTCGCCCGATGAGACCGGCGCCTCGCTACCCGGCACCCTACCCGGCTCGGCCGCGTCGGCGCCGCTCGGTGGCCGCCCAGGTCCGTCCTGGTCCGGCTTGGGGGCTGAGGAGCCGTCCTCGGACGGGCCGACGGGGGCGGTCGGAGGCACGGCCAGGGCACGAAGGGCCCCGGACGGGGCCGAGTAGTCGCCTTGGTACGCCTTGAGAATCTCCTCAGTGAGCGGCCCGATGCCGATCGTGCCCATGAGGTCCGGCCGCTTGGTGACCATGGCCAGGGCCTGCATGAGAGCCCGCTCGTCCAGTGGCTTGGCGTCGGAATCGTCGAAGCCGCTGGCCTCGCGCAGCGCCTCGTCCGACACGGCGCCGGCGCGGTGGAGGTTCAGCGCCTCCTCCGACCGGTTCGGCCGTGCCACGAGGGCGGAGACGTCGTAGCCGACGTAGAGGGTCCGCACCTCGTCCTCGCTCAGGCCCGCGCTCAGCAGGACCGGGCGAAGGTACTGGCTGGTCAGCGCGTCGCAGATGAGGGCCAGGACCGGCTCGATGTGCGTGGTCACTGTGTCCTCGCGCGTCAGCCACGCGCCCCAGTGGTTCATGGCGCCAGACCCGAGCAGCAGCTCCGGCGGGGCGTCCTGGGCCAGGGCCAGGCGGCGGATCGCCTCGTCGCGCAGATCACGGGCGCCGGAGTCGAGGGCCGAGGAGAACGTGAGGTGACTCATCTTGTCCGCCGCCTCGTCCGGTACGGTCACGACGAGCGGAACGACGGCGGACGCGTCGTCCCGGTTCTCGATCGGTCGCAGCATCGACTCCATGAGGGCGGCCACGAACGGGTCCGGCGCGCCGTAGGCGCTGGAGTCCGCAGCGTCCGAGGCCAGCGCGGCCGAGGCCGAGGAGGGTACGACGAGGATGCCGGCGCCGGCCAGGCGGGAGTCGATCTGGGCGCTGATGTGGCGCGTCAGGCCGATCAGCTCGCGCAGGATCGGCAGGCAGGCCCGCGTCGGGGAGTCCGCCTCCCAGTAGCGGGCGGGGTGGGGGCGCCAGACGCGGACCATATAGACCTCGTCGGCGGAGACCTCGACCGGGGCCGAGCCGTCGGTGCCCAGGTTCAGCCTCACGGTCCGCCCGTCGGCTCCGACGGCGGAGACCTCCGTGACGGCCAGGACGCGCCACACGAGGTCGGTCAGCGCGGGGTCGGGCGAGGGGGCGGTGACCGCCGGCGCCGAGGACGGGGAGACCTCGTCGATGACGTGGCGCGGCACGCCGACCAGCCACCCCTCGCCGGCCACGAACAGGTTCGTCGCCAGGCGCTGGAGCATCTGACCGAGGTCCTGCTGGCTGGCGCCGAGCGCCGCCAGGACCGCCTCGGCCAGCTGCGCGGCGCGTGTCGGGGCCGTGTCCGTGGCGTCGGTCGCGTCGTCACGGAGCGACGACTGCGGGCCCGTGGCCGGTTTGTGCTGGACGTAGAGGCGGGCCTGGCTCAGGCGCCCCGAGAGGGTCGATGCCAGGAACCTCTCCTCACCGACCTCGTCGTAGGCCGCCCACGCCTCCGCCTGCCACGAGCGCGAGCCGAGCGAGGCCTGGGAGCGGGAGGCACCGGCCGGGGACGCGGTGCGGGAGCGGGAGCGGGCGGTGGTCGCCGCGGGCCGGGAGGCCGCTGCGGTCAGGGCCGTGGGCTGCTGGACGATGACGCCACGGCGGGCCAGGGCGCGGGA